CTCCTCGTGGCGGCCATGGTGCAGATATTTACAGAGAATTGGGTGCAACAAATGTCTTAATTTATTCTAGAATTGAAAATGACAATACAAATCCAGATTTTATAACAGGTAATCAAATCGCAAGGGTCGGTATTGTAGAAAATCCTTTAGCATATTCATCAACATCTATTTTGAATTTGGATAAGGCAAGTGCAGTTTCAGCAATAAAACTTGTTGGGGTAGGATACAGCACTGCTACTTTTGTTGCTGATAGTAATATTACTCAAACAGTTGGACTTGGATCGACAGCAATTGGGAGAGTTATTTCATATGATCAAACAACGGGTATTTTAAAATATTGGCAAGATAGAACCTTATCTGGATTTAACACTAACGGAACTTTGAATACTAGTCCAACTTATGGGTTTAGACTTCAGAATTTTACACCACAACCTGGTATTGGTGGAACTATATCTATTACTGGGGGAGATACTAGTTTGATTATTGATACTCAATTTACTGGTATATCTACCTCTCTAAATAGTAGGACATATTATTTTGGGCAATCTTTTATTAATGGTGTTGCAAATCCAGAAGTTAAAAAATATTCTGGAAATACCATTTATGTTGATAATAGACCATCTATTACAAGATCGAATTCTCAAAAAGAAGATATCAAAGTAGTTTTGCAATTTTAACGAGTCATGCCGCAGCAAACCAACCTCAATATTGCACCATATTATGATGATTTTGATGCAAATAAAAATTATCATAAGGTTTTATTTAAACCAGGTTATCCTATACAGGCAAGAGAGCTAACAACTCTACAGTCAATACTGCAAAATCAGGTTGAGCAGCAGGGTAATTTTATTTTTAAAGAAGGATCTATTGTAATTCCAGGACAAATTAATTATAATGATAGGTTTAATGCGGTAAAAATTGAAAATACATATTTGGGTGTAGATGTTGGATTATATGTTAGCAATTTAGTCGGAAAAACAATAAAAGGAGATACTTCAAAAGTAGAAGCAAAAATTGCATATGTACTTATTGAAAATGAAATTGGAAATGAATATACCACTTTATATGTTTCTTATTTAGCTTCAGGAATTGTAGATGATCAATCAAAATTTTCGGATAATGAAAAATTAATTCTTGAAGATGCATATTCTCAAGATTCGATTTCTTTCCAGGCTGGAGAGGGTTTTGCAATCACAACCACAGATGCAACTCCTATCGGATCTGCGGCAATTCTATCTTCTGGAGTTTACTTTTTAAGAGGAAATTTTGTTAGCGTTGAAGATCAAATTTTGATTCTTGATCCATATTCAAACACCCCATCATATAAAGTTGGATTTGATGTTTTAGAAGAATTTATCACATCTGATGATGATTCAACATTAACTGACAACGCGCAAGGATTTTCAAATTATGCTGCACCGGGAGCAGATAGATTTAAAATCAGCGCAATCTTAAGTAAAAGAGAATTAACTGATACAAATACTGAAAATTTTGTAAGTCTTTTAGAAGTAAGAAATGGAAATTTAATAAAAAATTCAGCACAAGATCCTACATTAAATATTTTAGGTTCTGAATTAGCAAGAAGAACTTCAGATACATCTGGAGATTTTTATATATCACCTTTTAATGTTTCTGCAAAAGAAACTTTAAATAATAATTTGGGTAATAATGGGATATTTCAAAATGGACAATTAACATATGATAATAATTCTCCAAGTGAAGATCTTGCAACCTATCAAATTTCTCCTGGAAAAGCATATATCAAAGGATTTGAAGTTCAGAATATTTCAACAGAATACGTAGATTTTGAAAAACCAAGAACAACAAATTCTAATCCAGATGTAAACCTTACTTATTATACTGGACCAACATATACTTTGAATCGAGTATATGGTGCTCCAAATTTAAATATTGCAAGTCCTTTTATAGTTAGCCTTAGAAATGCAAGAGTGGGCACATCAGCTTCTACAGTTGGTGGAAAAGAAATTGGTCTTGCTAGAGTATATGATTTCGCTTTAGAGTCTGGTTCATATAGCAGCAGTGCTCCAAATTTAAACCAATGGGATTTGGCATTATTTGATATTGAAACTTATTCCGAAATTACTTTAAATGAAGCAATAACTTTAACCACACCAGTTTATATTGAAGGAAAATCAAGTGGAGCATCTGGACATTTAAGATTTGATGTTAACAATGCTGGGATTCTTACAGCATATGGTGTTAAAGGATCTTTTGCCTCTGGAGAAAAATTCATATTTAATGGAGTAGAAACTACAAGTAGAGTATCTACAGCAATAACAGAATTTACTACAAAAGATGTATATTCAGTATCTCAAGTTAGCACTTCATCAACCGTTTTTGTTGGTGATGTTATTCCAAGCACAGATACTTCTGTTGGATATTCTTCAATAACAGCAAGATCTTCTGCTGGTATTAGTACAATCAGCGTATCCCTATCAAGCAATTTTTCCTTCATAAACAATGTAAAGATAGATGGATTAGTTAGATATACAGTGCCTGGATCAGCTACTCCAACATATTCAAGAGTAGTTTCAGTAAGCAATAAATCAATTATTGTTACTGGCATAACATCAGTAACGGGAATTTGTGAAGGATCTTCACCAGCAACTGCACAAACATTAAATGATTTAGCAATTTTAAGTTCCAACTTCCAAAGATCTACAGACAATACATTATACACACCAATTAGAAAACCTTATGTAAAATCTGTTGATCTTACAGATTCTACTCTGAATATTAGAAGAGAATTTAGCATTACAATTACCAGTAATCAGTCAAATACAATTTCAGCAAATCCGAATGAATTTTTTGAACCTTTTGATGAGGAGAGATATATTTTAATTCGCAATGATGGCACTTTTGAAGTTCTAACACCTGATAAGTTGGTATTTAATGCTCAAGCTACGCAACTCACAATTTATGGATTGGGATCTAATGATAATAATGCAAGACTAATTGCAACATTAAGAAAATCTAAAATAACTTCGAAAGTTAAAAATAGAAATAAAATAGTGAGTTTAGTTGTAGATAAGTCAAAGTATAGTTCTTCGGGAATTGGATCTACAACAACAAATGACGGTTTAACCTTTGGTTCTTATCAATACGGAACAAGAGTTCAGGATAGTGAAATATCATTGAATACTGCAGATGTTACTAAAATCTATGGAATTTTTGAATCCAATACAACATCTGCTGCATCTTTACCAAAAATAAATTTCAATAGTTTAAATGGGCCAACATCCAAAACTGGAGATCTATTGGTTGGAGAAAACTTTACTGGACAAACCAGTGGAGCAATTGGCATATACGTAATTAATAGTAATGATCTACAAATTGATTTTATTTATTTGAATGACAAAATATTTTTAGAAAATGAAAGTGTAATTTTTAAGGATTCTGGAATAACTGCAACTATCGCATCAATTACTCTTTCGGGTAAAAATATTACTAATGATTATATACTTAATTCATCTAGAAAAGATACACTACTTGACTATTCAAGACTTACCAGAAAACCAAATACAAAAGAACCATTAAAACAAATCAAAATTATTTTTGAATCATCTAGTTTCTTAGCATCTGATAATGGAGACATTACAACAGCAAATTCTTATGATCAATTTGATTATTGCGATATTCCAACTGTAGATGGAGTTAGAAGTAACTCCGATATTATCGACGTTAGACCAGTAGTTTCAAACTACACGGTTTCCTTAGGTTCACGTTCCCCATTTGAATTTTTATCAAGGACATTTTCATCTACATCTAATAGTGGACAAAATATTTTAGCTTCTGATGAAGCAATTACTTTATCATATGAAAATTATCTTGGAAGAATTGATAGAATTTTCCTTAATAAAAATGGACAATTTCAATTAGTTAAGGGAGATCCATCTGAGAGTCCCCAATTGCCAGGTGCTGTTGATGATGCACTAGAATTGGCAACAATATCTTTACCTCCATACCTTTGCGACGTTGCAAAAGCATCTATACAATTATTTAATTATAAGCGATATAGAATGAATGATGTTGGTAGATTGGAGACCAGGATTAAAAATTTAGAAAATTATACAACTTTAAATCTTTTAGAAGTAAATGCAAATAATTTTAAAATAAGAGATGTTAATGGATTAGATAGATTCAAATCTGGATTTTTTGTAGATAATTTTACAACAACTTTATCACAAAAAAAAGTTACTCAAATTAAAAATTCACTTGATGTTACAAATCAAGAATTGAGGCCATCTTCATATACAACGTCAGTAGATTTGTTGATTGGATCAAAATCTTTAGTTGGAATTGGCCAATCTGTAGATCCATCTGCAGATCCTAGATTTGTTACCGATTTAATTGGAAATAATATTAGAAGAACTGGTCAATTAATTACTTTAGATTATACTGATGAATCCTATATTATTCAACCTTATGCAACTAAAACTGAAAATGTAACTCCATATTTGGTTACAAAATATGTTGGATCCATTCAATTATATCCATCATCAGATACTTGGACAGATCAAGTAAGACTTGATGCAAAAACTATTGAAGTTGACAACTATACATCTACGATTAACCAATTGGAAGCACAGGGATATGATCCACAAGCTGGAGGTGGATTTATTCAATGGAATGATTGGGAAACTACTTGGAGTGGTGTTACTGGCACCAGCACAATTAGAGCCTCCGCAGGTGGCCTTCAAGATATTAATACTGTAGAAACAAGACAAACAAAAATTGGAACACAACTTCAAGTAACAAGTAATACTACAACAACTTCTTTGGGAGATAGCGTTGTTTCTAGTGAACTTGTAAGATTTATGAGATCTAGAAACGTTGAATTTACTGCAAAAAAATTCAGACCATTTACTCGCGTTTATTCATTCTTTGATGGCGAAGATGTTAGTAATTTTATTGTTCCAAAACTTCTTGAAATATCAATGACATCGGGAGTATTCCAAGTTGGAGAAACTGTTATTGGAACTTATAAATCAGCAGCTGCAAATACATCTAGTACACCTGGAGAAACTAGTACGGAAATTGTTTTTAGAGTTGCAAATGCAAACCACAAATATGGAAACTATAATAATCCAACCGATGTTTATACAAGAAATCCATATGATCAACAAAACACATCAGCATTAGCATCTACATATTCTTCAACATCAACTATTTTAAACATTGACACTGGCAGTCTTTCAGAACAAGTATCTGGAACATTTTATGGAAGAGTTTTAAATAGTCTAATTTTAGTTGGACAAACTAGTGGCGCTCAAGCAACTGTTAGTAATGTAAGATTGGTTGCTGATAATGTTGGAACGGTGATTGGATCCTTCCATATCCCAAATCCAAATGTATCAACAAACCCATCATTTGAAACCGGAACAAAAACATTTAAACTTACCAGCAGTTCTATTAATTCATTAGTTGATGGCGTAGCAGACTCCTTAGGAGAAACTAATTATTCCGCATCTGGATTATTGAATAATGTTCAGGAAAGTATTCTTTCCACCAGAGAAGCAGTAGTAACTCCAAAAACCGTAACTGATCAACGAACCATAGTAAGTCAAGTTCCAACTGGACAACCTTATGATCCGTTAGCACAATCATTTCTTGTTACTGATCCAGATGGAATTTTTGTAACAAAAGCAGATTTATTCTTTAGGACCAAAGATGATAAATTACCAGCAACAGTTCAATTGAGACCAATGCAACTTGGTATTCCAAAATCAACAATTTACCCTTTTAGCGAAGTTGTTTTGGATCCAAAAGATATTAATATTTCAGATGATGGTAGTGTAGCAACTACTGTTATATTTCCATCTCCAGTTTACTTGAGAGGTGGAGAAGAACATGCTATTGTAATTTTATCGGAAGCAAATACTTATAATATTTGGATTTCTGAATTGGGTAAAACAGAAATTTCAACCGCAAATCTTGCAGAATCACAACAAATTGTTGTAACCGAACAACCAAATTTGGGATCACTATTCAAATCTCAAAATGGATCTACATGGACACCGAGTCAATATGAAGATTTAAAATTCTCAATTTATAAAGCCAATTTTAATACAAATGTTGGAGAAATTAATTTTTATAATCCAACTTTAAATGTTGGTAATAAACAAATTGCAAATTTATTATCA